TCAAATAAAAAACTGACATATGAAGAATACAACAGGGTATTGGATTGTATCTATGACTTTTGCAAGAAGTTGGATATTCAAAATGTACAAAAAAACATGTGGAAATTAGATTTCTTTACTTCAAACAAGGATGACCAAATCATGGTTCAAAGAATATCTAATCGTGCTGAAAAAATAAATGAAAACATCATAGGAGGCTATACTGCGGTATTGCCTTTTTATATTAATTTTCAATCAGGAGCTAAAACTGAAAAGAGTGTCAAGAAAATTACGGATGTTCTAGATGATTTAGCAAACCAATTTGAAATGGAAACAATGAATAAATTTGAAAACATTGTTTTTCCTGATGATATAGTTCCACAGAAATTAGAAATGATTGCCAATCCTGGTGTTGAAACCTATGACAATGGCATCGCTAATTTTTCAGCACTGTATCAATTAACTTACTACAAGAAAGGAGCGTTTGAATAATGGCACAAACATTAAGAAATACTGTAGTAAACCGTCATGAAAACCTACACTACGTCAAATTCGATGGTGTATCAAAACCTGTATTGGCTGGTACTGGTTTAACTGATTGGACACAAGCTGTAGATCCTTCAACAGATGACGGACAATATATCAATGAAAAGACTTCTCACTCAAACATGATGGCATACACACCATCGGTTTCATATTCAGGTGAATTGATTCCTGGCAATGAGTTTGTTCGTCATATCTATGAAGTTGGTAAAAAAGAAATTATTGGTTCCATGTTTGATGAATATGAAATTGAAACATGGGCACCTGTTGAAGGTTCAACTGGATGTTTTGCAGCACATCACAGACAATATGAAATTCAACCATCTAATCCTGGTTCTGGCGAAGGTGGAGGGAAAATTGCATTGGAAGGAACTTTTGCTCAAAAAGGTGCTTCCGAACATGGCCAATACAATGTGGCTACTGGTGAATTTACTGCAGGTGAATATGACTACACAACTGGTAAATTTACAGCTGCTTCACCTCAATCAGGTGCGTCATCAACACCAGCAAACAAATAGAAATCAAATAGGAAAGGGATTGTTACTATGCTAGAAATCAAGATTCAAGAGAATTTATTCGATGTAAAAATTAAAGATCGTATTTTCAGTATCGATGCTGACAATATCGATAATCATTTGCTGATTGACAAGTTCATCAAAAAATACAGAGGCAATCGTACAATTGACGATACCTTTATTGAAGACTGTCAAGTCGTCATTGATGAATTGTTAGGAAAAGGCTCATATGATTATCTTTTTGATAAGGATGATTTAAAACCTTACTACGTAATCCTAGCTCTTGCTGAAGAAATTCAAGCCAAGTTTGATGAACATGCTACGACTGAACGTCAAAAAGAAAAGCAAGACAGAATCAAAAATGAGCTTGACAATTTAAACTCACTTACAAAGGAATTTGGAAATCTTCAAAAGCAAATGGACTATACAAAAAACAAGTACGGGTTGAAAGATTATGTTAATTCTAGACAAAAGAGATCTTCAAAAAACAATAAGAATAGAAAATCAAGAAGTAGAAATAAAAACTGATTTTAGAACGTGGATTCAATTCTCTTGTATCGTTTCTGACAAGTATATTGATGAAAATTATAAAATCCCTATGCTGTTTGATTTGGTAATTCCAAACTATGAATTGTACATGGAAAGTGTTGATTCATTGGAATTGTTAAAAGGAATTCTTGATTTTTACAAGTGTAATAAACCGGATAAGCCTGAGAAGAAACCTAATAAAAAAGTTGGGTTTCTTTTTGATTATGATATGGACCTCATCTTTGCTGCGTTCATGCAGCAGTATGGCATAAATCTATTGAGAACCAATATGCACTGGTGGGAATTCAAAGCATTACTTAATGGATTGAATGACGACACCAAGTTCGTTCAGGTCGTTGGATATAGAACTGCGGATCTATCAAAAATCAAAGACAAGAAGGAACGTGCAAGAATGAAAGAACTTCAAGATTATTATGCCATTCAAGAACAGGGAGACCCATTCCAAAGAACTCAGGAAGAAATCGAAGCAGAATTATTTGAATCGTTAGGAATTCCAAAAGAATAAATTAAAGGCAGGTGGTATGATGGCAGATGGTAAAGTTGTTATTGATTTAGAAATCAATGATAAAAGCGTTGATAAGAAACTCAATACAGCTGATAAAAAAGTAGATAAATTTGCTAAAGATGTATCACAAAAAGAAGCTAAACCTAACGTTGATGCTGATATTAAGAAACTGGAAAAGAAACTTGATGAAGCATCAAACGAGGTTGAAAGCTTTTCAAAAGAAGCTACTGACAATGCAAAAGTTGAAGCTAGCGCAAAAATGGACACTTCCAATTTTGAAAAGAGTGCCCAGACAGTAAAATCAGAGGCATCTGCAGTTGAAAAAGCTATAGATGTTGATGGTAAAGTTGATGTTGAAGATAAAGCAACATCTAAAATAGACAATGTAAAGAAAAAGATAGATGATTTTTTAAACAAAAAAAACAAGCCAAAACCTATTGAGCCTCCTGACTCTGATGATTTTGAGAAAAAGCTTCAAGAAATGGAAGATAAAATCAAATCATTCGGTGCTAAGATTGCAGGATATCTAGCCATAGGAGAAGCGATTAAACAAGGAACTGAAATTGGAAAAGAAGTCTATGCTGATTTTGAAGATTCAGTTGCACGTGTCAAAGGCGCTCTAGGAGAAACAGATGACCAAGCGAGACAGACTGCACAGGTTATCAAGGATGTTTATGAGGCTGGACTTGGTGAAAGCATGGACCGAGTTGCCGAAGCCGTCGTTCGTATCAAACGTAACTTAGGTGATATGGATGATGGAACACTTAATTCCATCACACAACAAGCAATCATCCTTGAGGATACATTTGATGTAGATATGAATGAAACCCTTCGAGGTGTTAAAGGCTTGATGAAAAACTTTGGTTTAACTGCACAAGAAGCAATGGACTATATTGTCGCAGGAACTCAAGAAGGGTTGGACTGGACTGATGAACTAGGAGATAACATTTCAGAGTATTCAGGAAAGTTCTCTCAAGCGGGATATTCAGCAAGTGAATATTTCCAATTATTGAAAAATGGCTCCGATAGTGGAGCGTATAATCTCGATAAGGTAAATGATGCTATCAATGAAGTAACTACTCGTTTAGCTGATGGAACGATACAGGATGCATTGAGTTCATACTCAAAAGAAACACAAAAGACATTCAAGGCTTGGCAGGATGGAAAGGCCACTCAAAAGGATGTTATCGACAGTATCGTAAGTGACATTACTAAATGTGATGATCAACAAAAAGCGTTGACTATGTCAGCTACAGCTTTCGGAACGATGGGAGAAGATGCCAATCTTACATTTGCAAAAGCGTTAAATAGTGTTGGGACTACTTTCGATGATGTTTCAGGAAAAGGGCAACAGTTTGCTGATGAAACAACGACTCCAATGCAGGAATTGGAATCAAAAGTTAGAAAGGTCAAAGACCAATTACAGCCTTTAGGTGATTTGTTCTACGATATAGCAGGTGTTGTGTTAGATAATTTTTCCCCTATTTCAGGAATAATCGTAACTGTTGCTACAGCAATTGCTACATATAAAGCTATTACTACTGCAGCTGATGTTGCTACAAAAGGTCTTGCGGCAGCACAAAAATTATTGAGTGTAGCAATGGATGTAGGTCCTGTTGGGATGCTTGTAGTAGGTATCACGGCATTAGTGGCTGGATTCCTTTATTTATGGAATACGAGTGAGGAATTCAGAAAATTTTGGACAAAGCAATGGGAAAATATCAAAGCATCATTTCAAAGTGTAGCTGATATACTCGTACCATTCTTTACCAAGACATTGCCCGAAGCATTCAATGGCCTTGTTGAAACATTCCAAGGTGTCGGCGATTCAATTGTTGAATTCTTTGTTGGCATTGGCGAGACGATTGCATCTTTCTTTACCGAAACGATTCCTGAAGCATTTAATGGTTTCATAGAAACTGTAAGCGGATTTGTTGATTCAGTGGTCAGTTTCTTTAGTGAACTTCCTTACAACATAGGATATGCTATAGGATATATCATTGCATTGATTGTAGATCTTGGAATGAAATTTGTTGAATTTGTAACGGTTGATGTTCCAAATTTCGTAACAGGTTTTATTTCTTGGATTTCTCAGTTGCCTGGTCAATTTTGGACATACATAACAGATATCATAGGAAAAGTAGCTGAGTTTGCTTTGAATTTGATTTCCAAAGGATATGAAGCAGGGTCAAACTTTGTATCAAGCATCATCAGTTTTGTTATGGGATTACCTGGGCAAATTTGGAGCGTATTGTCGAATGCCATTGGAAAGGTTGCTGAATTCGTTGTCAAGATGGGTTCAAAAGGAATTGAAGCGGCCAAATCACTATGGAATGGTATCGTTGATACTCTTGCTGGATTGCCTGGTAAGATGGCTGATGTAGGTAAATATATCGTTGAGGGCATTTGGAACGGTATCAAAAATGCAAAAGACTGGTTGCTTGGAAAAATTGGAGATTTTGCAAAAGGTGTTATAGACGGCTTCAAAGGTGCACTTGGAATTAATTCGCCATCAAGAGTAATGAGAGATGCCATTGGTAAATTCTTACCACCAGGTATTGCTGCGGGGTTTGAAGTGGCCATGCCAAAAGCTCAAAAATCCATGAACAAAGAACTTGAAAAAATGACAAGTGACTTGAATGGTATTATGAACTTCAATTTGGATGATATCGAACTGAAAACAAATCTTGATATCGCAAGACAAACAGCATTTGAAAGCAATGTCACAAATGAATTAAAAATTGATTATGATAAGATGGGAAATTCAACTGCTAAAGCAATTAAAAACAGTGGAATGTCTTTCAAAGTAGACAAGCGTGAATTTGCCAGAATTATTTAGGAAGGAGCATTTATGAAAGTATATTATGTCAATTCAAACAATGAGCAAATAGATTTGTTAAGTGCTCCTTATCATATTGAAGAAACTGACTTTTTTAACTTTGAGTGGTCATATGAAACTGAAAATAGAAGGGTCACACGCTTTTATCGTGATGTCGAAACGAAAAAGGTTAGTGTAGATATCTTTAGCCAAAATCAAAAAGACTTCTACAGTGCTCTAAATAGACTCGTTGAGATATTTGATGTAGATAATGTAAGCAATGTCAAAGGAAAACTCTTCTATAATGACTACTATATAGAGTGCAATATCTTTAAAAACCAAAAAGACATGAAGTCATATATTCTTCCATACGCAAAGGTAGATTTAACTCTGGTAACTGATTCAACTAAATGGATCAAGGAAGATACCTACCATTTTTACAGCAGCGGTGAAAGAAGAAAAGCTGGAACAAAGAAGTATTCCTATAAATACCCTTATGTCTATGGTGCGAGCGAAGGACAAATGACAGTCAGAAACATTGGAGTCGTTGAAAATGATATTTTATTAAGAATATATGGTCCAGCACAAGACCCAGCCATTAAAATAGGAGACAACCTTTATCAAATCAATACGACTCTTGAAGCAAATGAAAGACTTGAAATCGACACAATGAAAAAGAAAGCTGTAAAAATCACAGCACACGGTGATGAAATCAATGTTTTTAATGACAGGAACAAAGACAACAGATTGTATGTTCCCATCCCACCTGGTACAAATATCGTTGTTTGGAACAACTCCTTTTCATTTGATATTGTGATTTATGATGCAAGAAGCGAACCGAAATGGGAGAGTGATGAATGATGATGGAGTTCATTTATACGGATCCTAACGGAATCGAACAAGGACCATTGTTAAACTGTAGCCTGGACTTGGAAATTGGAACATATGACAAAGCCAAGAACGACTTTGAAATAACTGTTTCAACGGACAGCTGGGACCACAAATTGACATATGACAGCAGATTCTATTGTGTCGGTACTGAATTTGGTGGGATAGTAAAAAGTATCGAAATAGATACTGAGGCTGAAGAAGTAAAAATAGGTGGCATATGTCCAAGAAGATTGCTAGCAAATGATATCATTCAGCCTAGAAAAAGAACTGATGAATACTATGAATTCATAGGTGAAGCAAACGAATGCATTCGAGAATATATCAATTCATCAACTGATTTTTTCAATTATATTGAGAATAAATCTAAATCAGTAAGTTTAAAAAAGAAACTGGCTGATTTTTTTATTGTTTCACAAGAAGATAGTGGAATAACCATTAATTATCAGGCACGTTATTACAACACGTTACAGGCATTTGAAACAATGCTAAATGATGCAAACGCCAAGCTTGAACTTATTTGGAATAAAAATGGACAGATTGAACTTTCAGTTGAACCAATTATCAATTATTCCGAAAAGCTCCAATTCGACAATGATTACAATCTGCAGATTATCGCTAAAAAAGATATCAATCAATGTAATCATTGCATCGGGTTAGGCAAAGGCGATTTGCAAGAAAGGCAGGTTGTTCATGTCTTTAAAATCAATGATCAATACTTAGAACTAAGTGAAATTGATGACAGCTCTATGATTCCAAGTGAACTGAACACAATGACGTATGACTATTCGAATGTTGAAAGTGTTCAAGAATTAATAGATGGAACCAAAACAAAATTAAAAGAAGCACAGACTGATAACTCTTTAGAAATTACATTTGATAATTTATCTCCTGAAATTGGAGACATTGTAGGAGCAAAAGAATACATAACAGGTATTTCAATGCAAAAGCCTATTGTACAAAAAATCGTTAAATGTACGTTTGAAAAAGACTACACAGACTGTGACATTGATTACAAGGTAGGTGATTAGATGGCAAGTTCAAGTGATGCAGTTGAGGCAATTACATTGACAGGAAAAGAAGTATCTGCAAGTATCGATGCATATTTGTTTGATGCTCTATATTCAGTTGATGGTATTTTTACAAAAGGCAATCAAATGGAAACTTCTATTGTCAGCAATAATAAAGTAAGGATTGCTGACGGATTGCTTATAAACCAAGGACATTTTCTTAGAATCAAACCAGGAATGTATTGCGATGTGCCAATTGAAAATGGTACTCAAAACATGAAACGTTGCGATTGTATCGTTGCTCAATTTAAAATTGATGAAAGCGGAGAATCACACGATATTGTTGTCATCCAAGGTACACCTGGAGAACAAGAAACAGTTCCGTCATTAACAAAAGATGATCTTGAAAACGGTGGTGCTTTACGTCAAATTGAATTGTTCAGAGTTCATTTGAATGGAATCAATATTTCAGGTGTCGATAGAATTGCTAGGACAGTCAATTCATTTAGTGATGCAATCTTTTACAAGGGTTAACATATGAGAATTATTGAAATCTATCTGAATGAAAATCAATCACATTCATGTACTAGAAATATCTTCTATGCTGGAAGAAAGTATGATAGCAACAATACAGCTGTCAAATTCACCAACAAAAATCTATTCATTGATGGCTGGAACTTCTACTTGAAAGTAGATATGGACGATGAAGTAACTGAAATACCATTACTTCAAAATCTATTTATCATTGGAGAAAATCTTACTCAAACAGCAGGGGTATTAACCTGTACATTGATTGGCAGAAACAGTGATGATAATTCTACTAAGACATTTGAACCGTTTAGATTGAAAATCGAAGATGTCGAATATGATCAGGATGATAAGGAACAACAACCAATGGATCCAAACATGAAGTTGCTGTATGAACAATTAATTAATTTAAAACAAGAATTACAACAAAAAGAACTTGCGACTCTTCCTGCAGGTGGTAATAAAGACCAAGTATTGCAAAAAGCAAGTAATATCGATTATGACTTTGCATGGAAAGATATGCAGGGAACAGCCACTGAAATGTCTGATGATGAATTAGACAATATGTGGAAAGAAGTATTTGAATAAAAAAATAAATAGAAAGAGAGATATATTATGAGTTTTGTAACTGATTCAATTTTAAAAACAGCCCTAGGAAAAATTAAAGCATGGGGTGAAGGAAAATTTGTAGCGCAAGAATCTGGGAAAGGTTTATCTACAAATGATTATACAACAGCAGAAAAAACTAAATTGAGTGGTATTGCTGAAGGTGCCAATAAATATGTGCATCCATCATATACAGCTCAAAAATCAGGTTTATATAAAGTAACTGTAGATGCTACAGGTCACGTTAGTGGTGCTACTGCTGCTGCCAAAGCTGACATTACTGCATTAGGTATCCCAGCACAAGATACAACTTATTCTAACATGACAGCTGCTACTGCAAGTGCTGCAGGTAAAGCTGGTTTAGTTCCTGCTCCAGCTGCAGGAAAACAAGCATCATTCTTACGTGGTGATGGTACATGGGTAGTACCTGAAAACACTACTTATGCAGATGCAACAACATCTACACATGGTTTAATGAGTGCTGCTGATAAAACTAAATTAGATGGTGTTGCTACTGGTGCTCAAGCAAACAAAATTGAAAGCGTAAAAGTAAATGGTACAGCTTTAACCATTGATTCATCAAAAGCGGTAAATGTTGATTTAACAGCATATGCTAAATCAGCTGATGTAACGAAAGAAATCGCATCTGCAGTATCAGGAGTAACTCAAATCGATTACTCAGTTGTCGAATCATTACCTTCAACTGGTAAAAAAGGTATTATCTATTTAGTTGCTAATAGCGGTTCAAATAACAACATCTATGATGAATACATCTATATTAATTCTAAATTTGAAAAATTAGGTTCAAGAGAAATGGATCTAAGTTCTTATGCTAAAAAGACTGATATTCCAACAAAAGTATCATCATTAACAAATGATTCAGGATATCAAACTGCAGCACAAGTAACTTCAGCTATCAATACTAAATTAGTAGTAATGGTTGATGCTGAATTAAATGCAATGTGGACTGAAGTATTTGGAGCATAATCAACTAGGAGGTCTTATATATGAAAGATTTCTTTAAGAAAGTTTTGTTTTCAAACGTAAGTGAACATGCATCTTCAACAACTGTTTCAGCTAATAGCACTAAGTTTCTAACAAGTGATATTTTAAAAACTTTTATGACAAAGTTAAAAGATACGTTTGCTTTGAAGTCACAATTAACATCATTGCAGATGCGAGTTGGACAGCTTGAAAAGACAGTCAGTGAATTAGAAAGTGCATTAGAAGATGCAATATATTACAAGGAGTAGATTGATTTCTGCTCTTTTTTAGTTATTAAAAATATAAATAAAGATTGGTGGTGACAATAACTATGCCAAAACTTGTTGATAAAAATGGAAATGAATTGCTTAATTTACAAATGTCAACTGATGAGCACTGGACTGGAAAGTACTGGATCGATGGTAAGAAGATTTATGAAAAAATTATTACATGGACTGGTTTAAATGTTGGTGTAAGTACAATCAATCATTCAATCAGTAATTTAAACGAGTTTATTGATTATGAAGTTACATGTACAAATGGCACTGATTTCTATAGATTTCCTGTTGTTTATTATTCTGGTGGTAATACAGGAACATTCTACTGTACGTATTTCATTTTGAATGTAGATAACATTCGTTTTGCTAACAATTACAGCTGGTCAAATTATAAATTTAAAGCAATTATTCGTTATACAAAAAAATAAAACTATCTGGAAAGGGTGATTGAATTGAAAGTAAAAAAATATGATTTTAATCAATGGTTGAAAGCTGCAGGGGTTAGAGCGGTCAAAACGGTAGCTCAAACCGCTGTAGCACTAATTGGAACATCTACAGTCATGAATGAAGTCAATTGGGCAATGATCATTAGTGCAAGTTGTCTATCTGGTGTTGTTTCTGTTCTAACAAGCGTTGCAGGACTTCCAGAGTTGGAAGAAATTGTAGATGAAAGTTAGGAGTGAAATCATATGACAGAAGCAGTTACAGTTGCTTTGATTTCTGGTCTATGTGTAGCTGTGCCTAGTGTAATCACTACAATGTTTTCAAACAATAAAGCTAATACATTAATGAATTATCGTATTGATGAGCTGACAAAAAAAGTTGAAAAGCACAATAACGTAGTTGAACGTATGGCGCTTCAAGAGCGTGAAACTAAAGCAATTTGGAAAAGAATTGATGAAATCAAAGAAGAATTAGAAAAAGAGAGTGAATAGCTCTTTTTTTATTTTAAAAAGGAGGTATTAACATATTATGAGTTATGTTATGAAAGAACATTTAGCAAATAAAGCTAATTATGGTTCAAAAAGAGATTTATCAAAAATTAAATATTTAGTCATTCATTATACAAGCAATGATGGTGATAGTGATGAAGCTAATGGTAATTACTTTGCTAGAGAAGTTGTTAAAGCATCTGCTCATTATTTTGTAGATGATGATTCAGTTACACATTCAGTTCCAGATGATTACGTAGCTTATAGCGTTGGTGGTAAATGTCAATCAAATCACCACCCATATTATGGTACAATTAAAAACGCTAACTCAATCTCAATTGAAATGTGTGATAACCATAAAGATGGTACTGTTCATATTTGCGATGAAACTCTTGCTAATACTTATGCGTTAGCTAGAGCATTGATGAAGAAATATAACATTGATATTGATCATGTTGTACGTCATTATGATGTCAATGGTAAATTATGCCCAAACTGTAATGGTTTACTAAATGATAACGTAT